GGTCGCACGACGTCGCTCCCTGTCGCGCGACGTCGCTCCCTGTCGCGCGACATCGCCGCCCTCATCCCCGCCATTGCCGTGAACGCGGCGGCTTGCCCGTTCCTTGGCTTTCTGTTCGGCGCGCCTTTTGCGCCGTGCGGCGTCAGCATCTTGCAAGGTCGTCAGAATTGACGCCTCGCGTTCTTCGATCATTTCGGCAGCGGTCAGCGCCTGTTCGGGCGACAAGCCCTTGGCGATCAAATCGCGGATGGCGGCCACGATGCTCACTGCGCGTCAGCCCAACGCAAGATTTGTTCGGCGCATTTCATCGGATCAGTGTATATCTCTGACCCTGTGAAACGATATACAGTATATCCAAGTTCTTGGAGACGTCTATCGCGTGAGCGATCAGCTAATGCCTGCTCTTTCGTGCGCTCATGAAAATCATGTCCGTCGCACTCTACAATAAGAGCTCTTGTCCCTCCCATTTCTTCCCTTTGGTAAAAGGCGAAATCGACACGATAGGCTTCGATTTGCGCTTGTGGGGCGTAGAGCAAATGAGCTTTAGGATATTTGTCAAAGACCTGTTCAGGTGTCCCATAGTTACCGCCGCAGCGGCGGAAAAGATCGGTCATTTGGTGGCAGTAGAGCCAAGCCTCGACCGCGACGAAAAGCGCGTTTTCGATTGGCGTGTCGCCAATCGTCATGTTCAGAAGCGCCCATACCTCGCTCTCGAATTGAGCTTGCATCCATCGGGCGATTTTGCTCTTGGGGTTCACGCCGCCCTCGCTGGTCGGACGGCCCCCCATGCTTCCAGAATTTTGATCGGCTCGTCGCGGCCGCGCGTCAGGGCATAGGGCGCGCCGCGCTCGATGAGGAGGTCGCGGATCGTCTTTTGATCGCTCGACATGCGGCCCTTCCGTTCGCGCTTGAGCTCGATGAAGCCGGCGGTCGCGCCGAGCCTCGGGCTGAGCACGACAAGATCGGGCAGACCCCGGGTGAGGCCGGCCTGGCCGAACGCGCGCTTGTTGGGGATCGCCGCGACGAGCGAGCCCGGCACGCCGAGCGTTTTCCAATGCTCGACCACGGCGGCGGTGACCTCGTCCTCGCTCGGCTCAAAGCCGGTCCATTTGGCGAAGGCGCGGTGGTGTTCGAACAGCGCCGGGCTCGCGTCGGGCCCGAGCTCGGCGAGCCAGGCGCCCATGCGCCCGGCGTCGGGGTCGATTTCGCCGAGCTCGACCCGGAAAACATAGCTGCGGGCGAAGCCGAGCTTCGCCGCGAGCTTCGGCCGGGTGAGGCCGAGCGCCTTGCGCGCGGCGATAAGCGCTTGGCGCGGCACGCGATTATGCCTGTTGATGGAGCGCATGGGGGTCGGCCAAAAAAAACGCGGGGATAAGTTAAGCCGGGCTCAACTTTTGTCGGCCCCCGCGCAACCCCTGTCAAGAGGGCGCCGGCGACCCTGTTGACAACCGGCTGGCCACCCGTGCTATGTTGATTACATGTCAACATCGTCGAAACACAATCGACACCCTAAAAGCTTCATGCGGGAATGGCGGGAATTCCGCTTTCTGACGCAACAGGCGTTGGGCGACAAGGCCGGCATCTCGAAAAGCCTTGTTTCCCGATATGAAACCGGCTCGTTTGATTGGAATACCACGGTCTTTCTGCGCATCTGCGCCGCGCTCGAAATCCGGCCCGATGAACTGTTCGTCAAACCGCTGGTGAGCATCGAACAACGGATGCGCCGCGAGCGAGTCGCCTACTACGCCCGGCGCGAGGCGGACATCGCCGAGGGGTGAAGGGGTTAATTCCGGCTCACTGTCCACAGCCCTTGACTTGTTGAGCGTCCCGCATCACCATCGGCGGTCATGCGGCGCCTCAAAAATCCATCCCCCGACCCGAAACTCCCCGACGCTCCGACCGGCGTCGACCCCCAAGCGTCGGCCGAGCTAGTCCCGGCGGGAGAAACGCCGCACGTCGCTCCCGCCGGGGCGCTTACCGACACCGCCGCGCTTCTCGACGTCATCGCTCGCGCCGCGCGCGACCCCGACGTCAACGTCGAGAAGATGCGAGAGCTATTCGCCCTCAAGGAGCGGATCGAGGCGGGCGCCGCCAAGCGCGCCTTTTACGCCGCCCTCGCCCGGGCCAAGGGCGAATTCGGGCCGATCCTCAAGACCCGCCAGGTCGACTATCCGCACAAGGACGGCCAGGGGCGCACGAACTACAAATACGAGGAGCTCGCCGACGTCGGCCAGGTGGTCGATCCGGTCCTGTCCAAGCACGGGCTGAGCTACCGCCACAAGTCGACGCAAGAGGCGAACGGCAAAATCCGGGTGACGTGCATCCTGAGCCATGAGGACGGCTACAGCGAGGAGAACAGCCTCGAGGGGCTCGAGGACAAGTCGGGCCAGAAAAATCCGAACCAGGCGATCGCCTCGACGGTCACCTACCTGCAACGCTACACGCTCAAGGAGGCGCTCGGGATCGGCGCCGGGCGCGATAACGACGACCGCGGCCCGCCGCCCGACGAGCTCATCGACCCCGACGACGTCCTCTATGTCGAGGACCTGTTGCGCGAGACGAACAGCGACCTCGCCAAATTCCTCGAAACGATCGGCTCGCCGTCCGTCACCGAAATGCGGGCGAGCCAGTTTAAAAGAGCCATTGCCCTATTGAATGAAAAGAAACGACGCGCGGCGGCCCCACAATGAAGCACGGGCACGCGAAAAAGGGCCGCTACACCCCAGAATATCTTGCTTGGCAGAACATGCGCCGGCGATGTTGCACGCCAACTTACCCGCATTTCCATCGCTACGGAGGAAGGGGCATTGCGATTTGCGAACGCTGGTCCTCGTACTCGGCCTTTTACGAGGACGTTGGGCCTCGGCCAAGCAAAGACCATTCGCTCGGCCGAGTTGACAACGACAAGGGCTATGAACCCGGCAACGTTCGATGGGAAACGAAGCGGCAGCAGCAGCAGAATACGCGACACTCGAGGACATGGACGGTCCGGGGCCTAACGTTCAACAGTCACCGCGAAGCGGCCGCTCATTTTCAGGTCCCTCCTTCAACCCTTCGCCACTGGATCAAAGTGGAGGCGGCCCATGGAACAGGGCTCGGCTGAATGGTTCGAAGCGCGCTGCGGTTCGCTCGGCGCGTCCAGGATCGGCGTTGCGCTCGGGCGCCTCAAGCGCTCGGGCGACCGCACGGCGGCGGCGGTGGATTACCTCTATGAGCTCGCCGCCGAGCGCGTCACGGGCGTACCGGCCAAGCGCTCCAATCCGATGTGGTGGGGCGCCGAGCATGAGGACGAGGCGCGCCGCGCCTACGCCTTCCTGACCAACCTCCCGGTCGTCAAGATCGGGCTCATTCCGCACCCGACGATCGACGGCGCGCACGCCTCGCCCGACAGCCTGGTCGGCGACGAGGGCGGGCTCGAGCTCAAATGCCCGACCTCGGCGACGCATCTGCGCACTCTCCTCGAGCAAGCCGTTCCCGAGGATCACTTGCCGCAAATCCATTGGGCGCTCGCCTGCTCGGGGCGCGCTTGGTGGGATTTCGTTTCGTATGATAGTAGGTTTCCCGACCCGCTGCAATTTTTCCAGAAGCGGGTCATGCGCGACGAGACGGTCATCGCCGCCATGGAAGCCGACGCGCGCGACTTTCTGTCCGAACTCGGAAGCAAGCTCCTCGAGCTCGACGCGCTCTATCCGAAGGATGCGGCATGAGTTGCAAAGTCGAGCATTGCGGCGGCGCCATCGTCGCACGTGGATTTTGTAACAAACACTATCTGCGTTTCAAGAAATTTGGCGACCCCTTGGCTTTGTCCCGCAACGCTCCGGGCGCATTTAGCCGGTGCTCGGTGTCGGACTGCGCCAAGCCTCCCTTGTGCCGCGGTCTTTGCAACCGCCATTACATACGCTGGCTGAAACACGGCGATCCGAAGATCGTCGCGTTCGATCTGGCGGATGATGGCGAGCCGCGAAGATGGCTTCACGAGGTCGCGCTCAAGTTCGATCAAGACGAATGTCTCGACTATCCATTCTCGAAATCGCACGGCTATGGGCAAGTCTGGATCGATGGCGTCAAATGGGGGGCTCATCGTTTCGTTTGCGCGAAAACTCACGGTCCGCCTTCTAAAGGTTTGGCGGCCGCCCATGAGTGCGGGAACACGCGATGCGTAAACCCTCGTCATTTGACGTGGAAAACTTACGCGGCAAACGAAGCAGATAAATTCAGGCATGGAACGCGGCGGGGCGCGGCGTGAGGCTCTCGCGCACCATCACGTCGACCAACCGCGACGAGCTCGTCGCGGCGCTCAAGGCCGCGCCGGTCGGCTCGACTTTCGAGCTCGTCGACGATCCGCGCACGACGCAACAGAACCGGCTCATGTGGGCGCTGCTCAACGAGGTTTCGGCGCAAGTGAAGCATTGCGGCGAGGCTTGGGAGCCCGAGTGCTGGAAGGCATGTTTCATGAAATCGATCGGCCTCAAGCTGAGGTTCATGCCGAGCCTGGACGGTCAGTCCGTGGTCGCCGTCGGCTACCAAAGCAGCAAACTCGATAAGGAGAAGTTTAGCGAACTGATCGAGGCGATTTACGAGTTCGGCGCCCGAAACGGCGTCCGCTTTCGAGGGGAAGCGGCATGAGCAAGACGCTCAAGTTTCTGGCGGCTGCAATCAAGCACGATGGCGACGAATGTTTGATTTGGCCGTTCGCGCGAAACAGCGCCGGATATGCCCATTTCGGTCGCGGTGGAAAGTTCGTCCTGGCGCACCGCTACGTGTGCGAGCAAACGCGAGGGCCGTCGCCCCCTGACAAACCTATGGCGCTTCATACTTGCGCGTCGGGGCACCTTGGTTGCATCGCGCCACGCCATTTGAGATGGGGCGACCGTCAGGACAATGCGTCCGACATGGTGGCGGATGGCCGGTCCCGACGTGGCGAGCGCGCCACGCATGTAAAACTTGCCGCTGCCGATGTTGTCGCAATCAGGATGGCCGTCGGCACTCAAGAGGAAATTGCACGCCGCTTTGGCGTAACCCAATCAAACGTCAGTTGCATCTTGCGCGGAAAGACATGGGGACACCTTGCATGAGCGTTCAACTGCCCTCGCCGCCGATCCGCATCGCCCGCCTGCCCAAGGACGAGCGCGGCTATCCGGTCCCGTGGTTCGTCGCCTGGTTCTACGAGGGCGACGAAATCTCCCGCCACTGGCCAGGCGCTAAGCCCGACTTTCGCATCCTGGCTTCGGGCGCGCGCGAGCTCGCGGTCAAGAAACGGCTATGCTGGATTTGCGGCGAGCCGCTCGGCGTCCATCAAGTGTTCGCGATCGGGCCGATGTGCGCGGTCAACCGCACGACGATGGAGCCGCCGAGCCATCGCGCCTGCGCCGAATATGCGGCGAAGGCCTGCCCGTTCCTGACCCGCCCGCGCATGCGCCGCAACGAGAAGGGCCTCGACGAAATCCCGCACAAGGTCGACGGCATGATGATCGCCCGCAACCCGGGCGCGATCGCGCTTTGGGAAAGCGACTATCGGCCGTTCAAGGTCAACGACAAGGGAGGTTGGCTCATCAAGCTTGCCGAGCCGCATCGCGTCGATTGGTGGGCGCAAGGGCGTTTGGCGACGCGGGCGGAAATCGAGGAGGCGATCGCGACCGGCTATCCCGAGCTCGAGCGCCAGGCCAAGCGCGACGGGCCCGAGAGCGTCGCCGAGCTCGAGCGCTTGCGCGCCGACGCCATGCGCTTTCTGCCGGCCGCCGCATGAAAGACAAGCCCTACATGGAGCGCAAGACGGCGCTGACGCCCGGCGAGAAGCTGCGCGTCGCCGTGGCCGTGCTCCTCGACGGTTTCGATCAACACAAGGTCGCGGCGCTCATGGGCGTCAACATGGCGAGGGTCAACGAGGCCGTTATGGCCGTGCGCCAAGCGATCGACCCCGAGAACAATCAAGATGAGTCGCCGCAAGCGCCGTAACTTCACGCAAATGGACCTGATCGCCATCGTCGGGCGCGCGACCGACAGCAGCGGCCGCGTCCATTGCGAGCGCTGCGGCGCCTGGTGCCGCAAGCGCGCCGACTATCAGATCGACCATGTCATCGCCGAGGGCGAGCGGCCGGCCGTCGACCTCGAGCGCAAGCTCACGCCGGCCGACGGGCAACTGCTTTGCGTCGCGCTCTGCCACCCGGACAAGACGCGAAAGGACAAGCGCGACATCGGCAAGGCGAAGCGCCTCGAGGCGGCCGAGCTCGGGGTCAAGCCGCCGCCCAGGCGCAAGATCAATTGGGGCCACGCGCCGGCGGACGAGCCGAAGCCCCGGCTCAAGATCAGCGCCGGCAAGCCGCGCATCGCACGGGAGTATGGACTATGAACGAAAGGCCCGCCGCCAACCGGCTGCGCGAGGCGATGCAGCGCGCCAATGTCGACGAGCTCGAGGACGTCGCGCTCGAGCTCGGCCAAAAGGCGGTCGCCATCGCGCTCGCCGAGCCCGAGCGGCCGCCCCCGCCGGCGCCCGAGCGCTATAGGCCGAGCGAGGAGGAGGAGCGCCAGCGCTTGCTCGACGCCGCCCTCGGCGACGCGATCGAAATGGTGAACCGCCATCGCACGCGGCTCGGCCGCCGCGTCTGCTCGAGGCCCGACGCGACGATCACGCGCCAGGTCTATGAGCTCTTGCGCTCCATGGCCGGGACCGACGGCGGCGCCGACAACGATCCGAGCTTCCAATGAGCACGCATAGCCCGCGCGGCGAACTGTTGAGCCTAGACGACGCGGCGAAACGGGTCGGCATGCACACCGAGCCGTTTCGCCGGTTGTTGAAAGCCGGCAAAGGGCCGCCGGCGACGAAGCGGCCAGGGTCGAACCGTTGGTTTCTTTGGGCCAACGAGCTCGACGCCTGGTTCGATAGCGGGCGCGTCAACGCCGCTACGCCCGCCGACCACTCTCCAACCATTGGTCAAATTCGTTAGACCAAAACAGCCAGCGGCGTGATCCGGGCCGCTTGAAAGCAGGCGGCCCCATGTTCGCGTAAAGAAGCGCCTTCAACGTGCCGACGCTCATCTTGCCGCGCTTGGCGGCCTCGGCCATGACCATAAGCTCGCCTTTCGGGTTCGGCCTCATGTCAGGCCACCCGCTTGAGCGCGACGACGTTCGTGAGCGACGCCAGCTTGGCGGCCCAATCGGCGAGCGCGAGCCGTTGATCCTCCAAAGTCTCGGCCTGGTTGTAGACGCCGGCCACGCCCTTGCGGACGCCCGTCAAATGGCCGAGCAAATCCTCAACGACCAACGGATGGACTTTCGCTTTGTGCATGCGCGTTGCAACTGTGCGGCGGATGTCATGCAGCGTCCAACGATCGCCCGCCGGCATAGTGGCGCGCACCTTCGTCGTTTGCTTGTCCCAACCTTGCAAGGGCGCGCGGAAACCCGAACCTTCGCCGAAGATATAGGCGTCGGGCGCGAGGCCTTCGCTGCGCGCCGCGAGCATCGGCGCGATCGCCTCGGCCATCGGGATCGTGCGCGCGCGGCCGGTCTTGGAAACGATCGCCGGAATTGTGATCGTGCGTTCGTCGAAGTCGAACCATTGCGGCTGCATGCTCGCGCCTTCGTCGCGCCGCGCGGCGGTATGCAAGAGCACACGCATGAAGTCGGAAAATGTCGAGCCGTCCGCCGTCGCGCTCATCATCGCCGCGAGCTCGGCGTCGGTCAGCACGCGCACGCGCTCGCGGCTCTTTTCGCTCACTTGCTTAGGCACGCGATCGAGCACGTTGTCGGGCGCATGCGCGCGCAGTCTCGCGAACCCAAGCCAAGCGCGAATTTCGGCATGCGCGCGGTTGGCGGCGATCGGCCCGTTGTTCGTTCGAACGCCGTCAAGATGGGCGATCATTTCGGGCTGCGAAATCGACGAGACGGCGCGCTCCATGAGCGGCGCGAGGACGCGCCTCAAGCGGAGCATGCGCTCGCGCCGCGATGCTTGCTTGAGCGGCGCGTCGGCCATGAAGCCCGGTTCGTAAGCATCGAGAGAGGCGCGCACCGTGATCGTGCGCGCATGTTCAACCTGGCGCGCAATGACCGCGTCCTTGCGTTCGCGGCTCGGGTCTTTGCCTTCGGTCAAGGCGACGCGATAGCGGTGGACAATGTCGCGCGCGTTGGCGAGCGACGTCGCTTGAAACGAAATGCGCGCGCCCTTCTTGGTGAGGGGCGATCGATATTCAAACGACCACGACTTGCCGCCGGTCGCTGAGATGCGCAGCACGAGGCCGCGCTCGCGCAATTCCTTGAAGCCCGCCTTCGGCGGCGGCGTGGTGTCGATAATCTTCTGAGTGAGCGGTTTCATTGGTTCGTCCTTGTTTTTCTAAGAGCGGGGCTATGTGGGCGTCATGTGTGCAGAAAATCGCCCGCGACGTGTCTATATGTCACGTGCTCGCATCCGTCAATAGCCGTGGAACACCGCAAAACACAACCGACAGCGAGAATGTGGTGGTTAGGTTTGTCGGTACACATAGGGGCTCGTGTGGGCACCCGACCCGACTGAAAATCACGGTGTCGTTGGTTCAATTCCAACCCTGGGCACCACTTCTAACCTCCTCAAAACAAACAGAAAAACGCCTCTGAAAAAATCGCAAAAAAGAGGCTTTCACACACCGCCGACCCCCGCCGTGTGGATGTCGTGTGTGCAAGCGCGAGAAATTTGACGCAAATCGCCATTCCACCTATATCCCACATTATGCCACGCAAGCTTCTCCAAAACCCGCTCACCGAGGAAATGATAAAGGCCGCGCCCCGCCCGCCGAGCGGGTGCCGCCGCTTTACAGTGCTTCGCGACGCGGAAGTGCGCGGCCTCGAGCTACGCCTCTATTCCGAGGGACAAGCTTGGTCGCTCGAATACCGTTCGCCGATCCTCAAAACGACTGCGCGCATTTCGATACCGGCGGCGACGCTCGCGGAAGCGCGAGCAATCGCCAAGGGCTGGCGTGCGGTTATCAAGCAAGGCCGCGACCCCCGACTTGAAAAGCAGGAGGCGCTTATCGCTCAGCGAGCGGAGTACAATCGCAAGCTGCCCATTTTGAAAGCCGTGCGTTGGGCACAGAAAAATGGCGCCGATGTCGCGATCAATCCCGATGGCTCTTACACCATGACGTTCAAGTCGCCTTGAAGCCACAATGACCGCGCGCTATATGTTGCGCAGGAGACAACATGACCGACCTAACTGCGCCGACGAGCGACCAAGAGCAGCGCGCAAAATACGACGCGGTGCTGGCCGACCTTGAGTTGAAGCAAGAACAGCTTCGGCAGCTTCGCCTGTTTGAGCCGCGCCGTCTAACTTTCCAGATGCTCGGCGCCGTCGCGGCCCTCTTGGTGGCGTGCGCCGCGTTTACCGGGAGCGTGCTCGCCTTGTCCGCATGGATTAGCCGCCAGCCGCAGACGATCAACGTCCATCTGGACGCCCCGCTGACGATCGCGCCGAAATGACCGCTCTCGCCGCGAGACTTGTCGACAAACCTTGGCTGTTACCCTTGGCCATCGTGGTCATCGCCGGCGCTTTCGTTGCCGCCATGCAGATTTGGCCTTCCCCCGTCGAAACGAGGACGGTGGTCAAAGTGTGCCGCAGCGGCGTTCTCGTTTTGCGGGATCGCGATGGTAATTTTCGTGTGCTGAGGCCGAACGCGATCGCGACTTGGCCGGCGACTGGCCCGGAGGTTTGCGAATGAGCGCGGCCGAACCCGAGAACGCCACCCTGCGCGTGCTCGCTGCGATCCAGGCGCAATTGGCGACGCTGAGCCAGCGCGTCGCCGACGTGCAAGAGGATCAAAAGGCGATGCGCGAGCAAGTCGACGTCATCGTGATGACGGCGCTGCGGCTTGAGCGCGCAATGACAGGTCTGCGGCAGGACGTCCGCACCCTGCGCGAGCGCGTCGACAACCTCGAGGTCGCCAAAGATGCTTAACCCCTTCGACGTTCTTGCAATTATCGGGATGGCGGTTGTCGTAACCGCCATTAGCTTTCCCATCCTTGAGGCCGTCCGCGCCCTAATTCCCATAATCTTCGAAGGCGGCGGCGAACTGCCGCCTCAAACATCGAAAGATCGGTGGGTTCTCGCCGCGGTTCTGCTCGTGGCGTTCGGTGGCGGCGTCTTTGTCCATCCGCTGTTCCTGATTACGCTTTATGGTTGGGCGGCTTGGTCAAACTATCAGGAGCGCGGCAGCATTTTTCGCCAGCGTTAGTAGGGATTTTGGCCGCCAAGCGCGCGGCTAAATATCAAACTGCGCATCGCGTCGCGGAAGGCCGCGTCAGGGCGCACCGGCGCGACATAGCTCCCTGTTGCAGCCGTCGCTCGAGAGGCGTCAATCGCCCGCGCCAGGCCGGGCCCTCGCGTGAGGCCCTGAACGAACGGGACGCCGCGGTGCAAGCCGTAGCCCAGTCCGAGGCCGATTGCGGCCTCCGCCGCAGCGTGCTCCGGGTTAAAGCGTCCCTCTGCGACGCCCCCTGCAATCGGCAATGCGACAGCCGGCGCCAGATGCCCGAGCACATGCCGAAAATCCCATGCGCTCGGCGAGAAGTCGGCGGCGGGCGGGGCCTTCGTCGCCGCCAATTCGCTGAGCGATTGGTAGAGCGGCGAGCCTGGCGGCGCTTTTGTTGCCGCCTCATCCGTGCGCAGCCATGAACTCGCTTGGTCGGGAACGCTTGGGCCGCGCGGGACAGCGGCCTTTTGCATCCAGCCTTGAGTGTTCGGGCCGCCCTCGATGCGGGCCAAGTCCTTCATCCGCCCATACAGCTTATCGCCCTCGGCGACGTTGCGCCCGACAAAACTTGTCGGCGCGTTAAGCGGCAGGCTGTTGTCCATGACGTTTTGAAGGGCCGCCGAATATCGAGGCGCGAAAAGCTTGTCCTCGTCGCTGGCGCGCGGGCTGTTCGCAATGTCGTCGAGCGCGTCTTGCGCCTTCTGAATTTGCGTTCCGGTTAGCTGCGCCTTGTTCCTCACGCTATCGACGATCGCCGTCGTCGACTTCGCCAACGCCGACCGGCCGCTCCATTTCCCGCTGACCGGGTCATAGCCGCCGGTCAAATCTTGCGTGTTCTTGATAGCGTTATCGGTCGCCGTGAGCTCGGGATGAACGGCGCTCGCGGTGTCGAACAAAACCGGGTCGTTCTTCGCATAGGCGGTCTGGGCGGCCTGCTTGAGATCATCGACTGATGGCGAAGGAGGAAGCTTGCCGCCACGGCCGACCACGCCGCCGAGCGCGCCGCCGAGGGCGCCGAACCCAGCGCCGGTTTCGACCCCATGCCCAATATCCTCGCCGCGTCCGGCGGCGCCGACGCCGCCCAGCGCCGCGCCCTCGCCCGCCGAGCCGGCGACCCCGCCAAGATATTCCGCGATTTTGCCGCCGCCCAGCCAGGGGGCCGCCGCTTCGCCGAGCCGTTTCGCGATCCCAAGCTTGCCGGGCCCGAGCACATAGCCCGCGAGGTTGAGCCCGGTTGCGGTTTGCGGATCGAGCTCTTTCTCGGCCTGCGCGGTGCGGGCGCCGACGCCCGGAATGAAATTCGACAGGCCGCCGCTGAGCCCTTGGCCGAGGACAAGCGCCTCATTGAGGTTGGCGTGCGGATCGAGGGTCGTGGCTTTGAACGGCTGCGCCAGGTGGGCGAGCATGTAGTCGCCCAACCCGACGTCGGCCGGCTTGTTCCAAATCGCCGTCGTGCCGAGGTCGGCCGACGCCGGGGGTTTGTAGCCCGTGAAGGGGTCGCTTGACGCGCCGGGTTTGGGGGGCGGCGTATAGCCGGCGAAGGGGTCATCGGCCATCGTCAAAGCCCCGAAGTGTCATAGCCGCCAGCCTTGAGATGGCTGATGACCGCGTCGCGTCCGTCGCGGGCGATGAGCTCTTTGGCCTGTTGCTTCTGCGCGTCGGTGAGCGGCTTGAGCCCGCCGCCTCCATCGCCGCCACTCGCCGAGCCGCCCCCGCTCGCCTCTGGCTCCTCGATCGTCGCGCCATTGTAGAGCGGGCTTTTCGGGTCGAGGAATGCGCCCTTGTCGATGAGATTGGCATATTTCGCCGGCACCTTGCGGCCGGCCGCGGCGGCGAGATTTCCCCGCGCCGCGCCGATGTCGTTCACCAATCGCTGTAGTTCGTTATCGATCGTGACCGGGTCGTTGTTCCGCGAGTCGAGGAGGGTGGCGGCCGCCCCGAGGTTGTTGGCTTCCGTGTTGGAGCGGATGTTCTTCGTCCCGACGAACCGGTCGGCGTAAAGCTCTTTCTTAAGCTGATCGATCTTGACCCTTGCGGTCAGCACGTCCTGATCGATGCCGGTCAGGCCAGGCGCCATCGCGGCGCCGGCTCCCATGACGTTCGACGACATGTTCGGGTTGTGGATCGCCGTGATGACCGCCTGGCGGTGCGCCGGATCGTTGAGCCATTCGAGGTTCTGTTCCTGCTGCGCGAGCGGCGGATCGATTTTGCTAAACGAACTGGTGGCGTTGAGTTTGGCTTCAGAGGCGTTCCGCTGCTCGGTGACGTTGGCGGCGGTGTTCGCCTTGGTCCAGGCGTCATAGGACGTCGGATCGCCGGGCGTCCACGGGATCGGCTTGCCTTGGTCCGTCAAGGCCTTTTCCGCGTGGATTTGAGCCATCCAGGCGGGGCCGCCGCCAACGCCGAGCTTGGTCTCCGCGACCTTGGTCGCGAATGACGGGTCCGCTATCGCGAGCGGGGTGTAAGCCTTGACCTCCTCGTCCGTCAGGCCCAGCCCCTTGAGCATCTGCGGGACGCCCTCCCGGTAGGCGGCCATCTGTTGCTGCTGGATGTTCCATTGCTGCAACCGCATGAGGTTGGCCATCGTCGAGCCGGGGTCGCCGCTCTGGCCCTCCATCGCGCCGATCATCGTGGCGCGATCGCGCGGCTGAGCGAAGCCGGCCGCCAGCATGCCAAGGCCGCGATTGAAGCCCTCGCTCGCCTGCTGGCGTTGCGTCAGTTGCAGGAACATTTGCCCGAGGTCGGGCGGCGTTTGCGTGGCCTGGGGCTGCGGCGACGCTCCCGAGGCGCCGGAAGCGCCGCCGCCACCCGCCGACGCAGCGGGAGGAGCCGCGCCGACAAGCGGTTGGGGCCCTTGCGGCGAGCCGGGTTGGCCCGGCGCCTGGCCGAACGCCTGGGCGATTTTCATCGCCGGGTCGGGTCGTCCGGCCGCCGCCGAAATCAGGTCCAAAAGGCCCATGGCTCAACTTCCCCGCTGCGCCTGTAAGCCGCGCAAGATCGTGTTGAAATTTTGGGTGAAGCCCGCGCCTGGCCCGCTCGAGGCCGGCTTCCAATTGGCGAGGAAGCTTTGCAGCACGCCGGGGCCGGGCTGCGCGCCCGAGGCGGCTTGCGGCACGGTCGCGCCGGGCGTCGTCACGGGGCCGGGGTTGGCGAGCATCGAAAGCACTTGGTCGTAGGACGGCTGGCCTGGCGCGGCCGCCGGCGCCGGCGGCGCCGCCGCGCGGGTCGCGTTGGGATTTGGACCATTCGCCATGCGCAAATTGCTAATGTCGGCGAACGTCGGGCCGGTCCACGCCGGTTTCGCCCAACCGGGGCCGGACTGCATGGCGGCCCCCTCGTCCGCCGCCTGCCGCTCCATCGAATTGATGAGCGCGTTGTTGAACGCCCATTGGCTGTTGCTGGACGGCGCGGCGGGCGCTGGCGCGGGCGCGGCCGGGCGCGAATTGAGCGTCATCCCCGGGGGCGGCTGGATCGGCTGGCCCAGCGCGTTGGTCGGCATGCCGGCGTAAGAGCTCGGCCAGGGCAACGCCTTGCCGTAGAATTGCGAATAGGGGTTCGACCATTGGGACGGGTCGAAATTCGCATAGGGGTTCGGCTGAAAGGTCGGAACGTCAGCCATAGCCGCTGTCTCCGTAAGGACTGCCCATCATCGCCATCATCTGCCGCATCTGCTCGATCGAGCCGAGTTGCGTGCCGAATTGCTGGCCGATCGGCGCGCCGCCGGCGGCGGCCCCGTACATTTGCCCGGGCGGTGCGCTGCCCCATTGCGGCGGCGCCATCATGCCGGCGAGGGTCGTGCCGTAAGTCTCCGGCGACACCATGCCCGAGCCGGCGGGCGGAATGAGCGGCGAGACGTTGCGCGCCGGCAGGAAATTGAACGCCGCCGCCTTGCCCTCCTCCTCGCCCGGGCCTTGGTCGCCATGGATCGCCTTGTCGAGCGCGGTCGCGTTCTTGGTGAAATCGTCGCTCGCGGCCTTGGTGGTGAAGCCTGGCAGCACGCCTTGCGTCGAGGCCACCGCCGCCGGCGGGGCGTTGATGGTCGTGCCGGGGATTGGCGGCGACGTGCCGCCATGGGCGATGATCGACGGGTCGATCGGGCCGGTCGCCTCGGGCACGGCGCCCGAGGCGAGATAGGCCTTCGCGACCGGATCGCCCTTCCATGGGCTGACGCCGACCGCCTTCATCTGATCGAGCGCGAAGCGATCAGCCGCCTGCCATTGCTTCGGGTCGCGCGGATCGATGCCGGCGGCGAGCGCCTTCGCGCCCATCGCGCCCGGGTGCACGTTCAACTGAAAGTCGCCGAACGAAAACGGCTGGCCGTTCTCGACGTCGACCGTCGAGGCGGCGTTAGGATTGCTGGCGCTCCACGCGCGTAACCCTTCGGCGTTGGCGATGCCGAGCGCCAGGTTCGGGTCGAGGCCGATCTGCTTCGCGTAATCCCGGATGAAATCGGCGTGCGAGGAGCCGCCTGGAATAGGCGTTGCGGTCGCCACACGGCTCGGCGCGGCGGTCGTGTTGGCGGCGGCGTTGGCGTTGGCGGCGGGCGTCTCCTCGCCGGCTTGCGAAAACGTCTTGGTGTTGGTGAACGCCGCGACGCCGCCGGGGGCGATATGCAGGTAGAGCGGGCCCTTTTTGGCTTCCGCGAGAATTTGCGATCGAACGCCGGGCCATTCCGACGGAGCGACCTTGAAACACCCTTGCGTGTAAAGCTGGTCGAGGGAGTCCGCGGACCCCGAGTGGATCATGATGCCCACGCGGTTCCGATGAAGGAGCGGATCGGGGATGATGTTGTTCGCGATCGGGATCGCGCCGACCGATTGCGCCCACGCGCCCGTCGGCGCGTCCGGGGTCACCGGATAGTCGCCATAAGGGATCGACCAATATTTTCCTGGCGTCCCCGAGCCCCAGTGAAACTCGGTCCCGCCGATCGTGCCGAGGCCATGCTGGTATTGGGGGCGGTCGTCGTCAGCCACCGAGGGCCCCCCGGATTTGCGGCATGCGCGGCCGCCGCGCGGTCGGCCCGCGCGCGGCGCGCATGTTCGCCCCGAGCGCGCCGACGCCGTTGATCGGGACCGGCGGGGCGAGCGGGCCCGAGGCGAGCGCGCGGAGATTGGGGGTCGGCAGGCTCACCCCGCGCGGCCGCCTCAT